CAATGCTTCTTCTTTATTTACCACGGTGCGTCCTCATAGTTGTCAGGGTTAGGTTTAAGCGGCGGTGCTTTGGTGGGCACCGGCCTCGGGTATGGTGGGAAGGGCCAAGTCATGTCTAGTCCTCTAGGTGTTGATCTATCTTTTTGTACGTATCAGCATACATCCGTGCCCAGTCTTCGGGGGATACCCCGGCTTTGCGTCCGGCCTCACTCACCTCAACCATTGCCCGAAAAAACTTGAGGCGCTCGTCGTCGGGTAACGCCTTGACTGCATCTTGTAATGTCATAGCAAACCCTCCGCTTTCATAGCTTTGTCCAGCACTTCGGTTTGGTACTCCGCTTGTCGTGTGGCGTCTTTCCAAAACTGGATTAGGGCGCGGTGTTGCACATGCCATACAAGCTTGCGAACCTCGGGCGTAAGTTCTACTCCCAAACCTGCGGCGATTGTTTCTATTTCTTTATTTACCACGGTGCGTCCTCATAGTTGTCAGGGTTAGGTTTAAGCGGCGGTGCTTTGGTGGGCACCGGCCTCGGGTATGGTGGGAAGGGCCAAGTCATTTTGGCTCCTTGTATTCGCGTGAAAGGATTTCGTCATAGGTGGCGGTCAACATATTTATAGCGTCCCCTAAAGCGTCAAGTTGCAGGATTCGGTTATCACTGTTTAAGAACTCGTCGTTCCACGATATTGTTGTAGCGTCAGCTTCGTGGTTGTAGTGCACAGTACAAAGTCGCATCAAAACCCCCTGCTCTGTATACGTAGGAAGTCATCAGCACCACGTCGCACATAGCCCTGCTCCGGTACGTACACGGGGCGGTCCCATAGGTTCATCTTGGGCGGTGGTACTGTTAATGGCGCATCAGGGGCTTTATGTAAAGCTAATGTTACATTTCCCGACCGCATCTTTTTTGGTGCTTTTTCGCTGACGTTGTTAACGAATGCCCCGAGCGGTGCAGTTTTATTTACGCGCATACGACCTCCGATCGCGTTTCAATCCATACCTTTGCCCCACACGACAGCGGGTCGTCAGGCGCGTACACAATTTTGCTAGGCCCGTGTATCTCAACTGAGTTGCACTTGGTGTTTGACTTGTAGGTCTTGACCGTGAGCACGGGTAGCTCCGCTCCTTTTGCGTTGGCCCGAATGTTGTGCTGGTTAACGTGAATGAGGGTCTTCATCTTTATCTCCTACTATTTCGACTTCTTCGCTGGCGCTGATGTGGTATATATCCCCGTTTTCGTCTGTACACACGCTGTACATCCCATCAATATGGTGGAATAAAAGAACCACACCATCACTTAGCATGATTTTGGTATTACGTGGCACGTTATAAAGTTTCATTTTGTTTCCTTAGGTGGCATTTCGGGGCACAGCATCCAGTACAGCGGGTCGTAAGCCACGCTTCTTCCGTTGGACGCAAGCCACTTATTTTTGCCGGGGTTCAGGTCGTCGTTGAGTAGGGTTGCTGTGTGTGGAACTGCTTGGTCTGCCCATGCCACGATACAGCGTTGCCCAATCTCGGGTAGGCGCTCAGTTGATTTAATCCATTCGTTTGTCATTTAAAAATCCGATCAATAAATGAGGGTGTACAGGTCTTGGGTAGAGGGACTGAGGCGTAGGTGTACCCAAGGATGAACATGGTGGTAGCCACAGCGCCCACCAGCGCAAAGAAGTCTTTGATTAGTTTCATGCCAGCCCCGCAAGTTTGTTTGCATACCATGCCATCTTGCCAGCGTCTTGCGCAGCGTTGCCCTTGTGCCCCGCACGGCTTGCATACTTCAGCACGTTGCCCAGCAGGTAGCCCTTAAACTCCTCCGGTGTGAGCTTGGCTTGGATGAAGTCGATAGTCTCGATGCCACCTACCTTGTAGTGGTTAGGGTGGTTGATAGGGTCAGAGATTATGGTAGTCACGGTAGCTTCCTCTGCGGGTGCTGGACGGCGAACCAAGCGAATTTCTTTACGCTCCTCTCCCTTCTTCGTAACCTTACGCTTTTTAGACAACCCACGGTTAAAGTTCACGCGGCTTTTATATTTGTCGCCCACAGCAAACAACGCTTCGTTTTCTTCACGGATGATGCCGTAGCGCAGCATGATGTTAACCATAGAAGTGGCGGTATCTTTCTTGTACCCAAGCGCTGCCATCTTTAGCGCAATCTGCATTTTGGTTTGGCCGGGGTTGTCACGCACCATGTTGAAGGTAGCTTCAGATACGGTAATGTTTGTATTCATAGGTTGGGTTGTGGTTGTGGTTACAGAGGTCACGGCAGAATTGTTCCAGTCGGCCATAGCCTTGCGGGCTTCGTTGGCTTCGATTGCGTCTTGCAGTTTTTGTCCAAGTACAGAAATCATTTCAATATTCTCCAGCATCAAGTTGGGTTTCAAGGTCGCTAACACGTTTACGCAGGTCATAGAGCTCGTCGTCTTGTTCAGCGAGTTGATCGTTCAATCGGTCTACCTCCTTCTCGTATTCAAGAGCCTCATCTTGCTTCCGCATCACCATCTCAAGGCGTTCGCATACAAGGGTCAGCAGTCTGTCCTTGTGCTGGGTGAGGTAGACCTCCCTGAGAAGCTCCTCGTTGGTTAGGTTGTCATAGTTCATGGGAAAGTAATCTCCAGTAAGTTAAGGTCCTTGTCTACTTTGAACCAAAGGATTGCATCGGGCGGGCCTTGGTCCATTTGCTTTAGATGCCCGCCTACACGGGCTACGTCCACAATCTTCTTGAGCCATGCGGGGTACTTGCCTACCTTGCCGTGGGTTGCGTCGAGCGTCTTGGTTGTGGCATACATCGTTCCACTGGTACTGATTCTGTATGCATTAAGCTCCCAGTACCCATCGTTCTCGGTGTACCTGATCTCCATTGTTGCTTCATTCATCCTGTCCCCAGTCAAACGCAGAGAGAATCTCATCGACCTTCTGCTTAGTTAATACACGAGTACCATCTTCTTCCCGTAGCTCTTTGGGAGTTACGCCTAACAATACCTCCTGAAGCTTACGCCGAGCTGACTCCAACTGCGGGTCTTGCGTTACGTTCATGGCAGTCAGCAATTCGCACAAGTCAACTGCGCCAGTCACGATCGTGTCGTGGAAGATTTTCTTCTTGCCGTCTTCGTCAACGGTGAGCCGGTCGCTCAATCGTGACAGTGCCTCATACAGCCGAGTCCACGAGTCCTTAGTCGCCGATGCCAACTGCTCCTCCAGCCTGCGCTCGTACTGCTCCATAAGTTCTCGCTGAACATCGCTCTCAACATCTAACCTAAAGTCACCGGATGTTGGTAGCGGCACGAACGACAAGTCCATACGAAACCTACGTGCTACCTGCGCGGCATCGGGGTACTCGTTGCGGTCAAACAAGGTGCCCAGCTGGAACGCCGCCGCCGCAACCAAGGTCGAGTACTTCACCAAGAACGCATCGACCAACTTATCGAACTCCTGCTGATACCGGTTCATCACCTGCTTGTAATCCATCAGCGAGGCAGTGGGCAAGAGACGCGCACCACGGTCGTTCCACGGCAGGGTCAGGCGGTAGTGTTCGCTACGTGCACGGGCTTGGAACTTGGTGATGGCGTCCAGTTCCTTGCACTCGGCAAAGAGATTTTTGTACACGCTCGCGGCCTTCTTAGAGCCGGAGCCCTTGGCCAGCGTGACCTCGGCTTGTGTTGTGCGGTCTTGCTTACGACCGGAGTAGATTGCAATGTTCAGGTCAACGAGCATTGCGGCGCGTGCCACGCCAGCGATATGGTTAGTAGTCATAGTAGGTCCTTTCAGTTGGTTGATTTGTGCATCTCTAACATCGTCTTCATAAAGTCCGGTGGGAATACATCATCGCCGATGTAAATCTTCTCCTCACCAAGCATGTTGTTGAGCCCGCTGATTCGTACGAACCAGCCAGTGTCCTTGGCGCGTTTCGCATAGGCTATAAGCTTTCCGGTTTGGCTGTGCACATCCCACGTCGGCTCCGTTTTAGTGCCCATTACAAATCTCCATTTGTACTTATCCATAGTCGTAACCTTACGGATTTAGTTTGGCTACGAGCTTCAGCGTGTCGTAGTATTCGTCAGGCATGGGCTTCACGTCGAAGGCACCGCGTGGGTCAAGCTTCTGTATCTCGTCCACGTAGTTATTTTTGTTGCCTCGAGTGCCGTTGCCCTCACCCTTGTACACCTGCACAACCTCCTCACACTTGTCCAGTATGCTCATCACGTCATACAGTTGGCGGTCGGTAAGCACCAAGTCCTTACCATTAACACTAAGCACGAATCGCATTTTCAGTCTCCTCAAAAGTTACTTCGTTAAGTTCGCACGAATCAATGAACGCCTCTTCGCCGGCGCTCGGGTAGCGCATCGTTTCTCCCCACCTAAACTCCATAGCCCCTCCCGATGAGTAATACGGTTACGGTTTCCTTCAAAGCTCGCATGGCTTTCCGTAAGCTTACGTATTCCACTTCCTCACAGTGCATCATCTCTGCGCTTAGGTTAACGAGTACATGCACGGTGTACGTGTGCTTCTTTTTGAACTCGTAGTTGTAGACACTCTCGGTCTCAAAGACTTCTATGTACCCGTGTCGGTACCCCCTGCCGGGGGTTACTAGGTTTAGTTCAGCCCCCGAAGCGTCCCACCTCCACTTAAGTTCCATAGCTTTCTCCGATGAGGATGGCGCAGCAGATACCCTCAAGCTCGGACTTGGCATCTTCAACGGTCTTGTGGATGATGAGCACAGGCGGTCCGCTCAATGCCTCACGTAGCTTGGGTGCTACTACTGCACGGGCACCATCGCCGTAAGGCATGACCCAGCCCACCTTCATGCCGTTGATGAATAACTCGGGGCGCTCGAAGTCCCCATCTTTCCATTCGATTTTCATAAGTCCACCTCAATTGAACGCGAAACGCTTATGTGATATTGCAGGTCATCGCCCCGCTGGTTTTGTTCTATGTCGTCGTAGTCCTCACCGACACGCATGAACTCGTAGTTGAGCCCTTCCATATCGCTTATGTCCTCCAGCATGGACTGGAAGTCCCGCACGTCAGGGTAGCTGTCGTACCACTTGACGCTCTCTACCGCAAACTTCAGCACACGGTGGTTGTCGAGCCATTCAAAGGCCTCATCAAACTCTTCATAGATTTTCTTGAACGTGGTGTTCATTAGTACTTTGAGCATGTCGTAACGCTCGGCATTCTGCTCACCGTTGTCGGGGTAGATGAGCACAGTTACATCTGAACGGTATCCCATTACTTTGCCTCCTTAAGTACCAATACAGTTGCAATGGCATCGGCAAGAGCCTCGTCGCTCTGCACGATGTAGAGTTCGGTGTGCCAGTCTGCATGCTCGTTCGGTCGGTGATTTATTTCCAGCACCCGTCCGTTGAGCGCGTCGATAACCTCAACACGAACCCGCCCATGAGCCATAGTCTTTTGTTCGCTGCTCACAAAGGGGCTTTTTTGCAGGTTCGTGCCTTGGTTGCGGTATTGGTTGATTAGGTCTATGAGTTTCACGTTCAGTCCTCCAGTTTGATTGTTGTGCCGAAGGGCGCGACCATGTCGGTCGTGATTGCCCACAGCGTAGGTATGTCGGTGTGACCCCAGTCCCCTACGTAGCCGTCAGTGAGTTGGATGATGGCGTTGGGCTTGATGTTCTTCTTACGCAGGTAGTCGAACAGCACGGAGCCATCGGTGCCGCCACCGCCTTTGATTTTGAGGTTAGCCACAGCGAAGCCGCCTTCCTCGAATTCCTGATGACCGACGATGCCGGTGTCCCAGTAGATGACGTGCACCTTGCTTGGCTTGACCATATCTATGAT